ATTTCTACTCGCGTGCAGCCCAGATACACATATCTCCAACTTACCGTCGTACCGCAACCATTCCCCGTCTGCAGGTATCGGAGAACCGTCACGCAACGTGTCACCGACAAAATGCCATGCTCTGATCATGATTCCTCCAACGCCGCGAGTAACGCATCTGCGAAGCGCACGGCCTCGCGGGCCGTCTTCTCGTGATACTCGGGTTGATGCTCGAACGCATGCCCGCCCGTGTCTTCATGTTCCGATCCTGCGAGCAGTCCGTTTAGGACCGCCGTGGCTATCTGTCGGCGGTAGTAAATCCGTTCGCGCTTGTCTTTCACGCCTGCGTCTCCCGTGCGAGGCGCACCTTGCGGGCGAGCGCGCCGAACTGGTCCATGCGCGACTGCAGGACACGACTCATGGCCGCGTTGGTCCCGTCCAAGTCGGACATGGCGTCCTGAATACTGTCAATTGCTTCTGAAATCGCATCGGACATCAGGACAGATTCTTCATTGGAAAGTGGTAGGTTCATTTTACGTATCCTTTACGCGGGGAAAATTCAGGGCGCAGTGTCCACCACCGCATATCGGAGGCGTCGCACTGGTCGGGACGTTGCTGCGGCAGGCACGCCCAATGCGGGGTATAGCGCCACAAGCTACGGTCGTCCATGTTCTCGCCCGCAAGCCATAGCACCCAATGGTCAGACTCCACCTTTGTTGCCGCCTTGACGGCGGCGACTATGCCGAGGGTGGTCATGCTGTTCTCCCGTGGTGTAGATTTTACTTGACGACAATCGCACTATAGTCCATCATTTGAATCGTTGTCAAGTGGCAATTTGTCAAGGTGACAAGAGAATGCGACCAGCCGTATCGACACGGGCGCGCAATGCGCGCATAGTTTCAGCGTACCGGCGCGGGGTAAGGGTGGCGCGGATCGCGTCCGACCACGGCGTTACCAGGCAACGGGTGTACCAGATTTTGCGCGCTCTCGGCGTATGGGGCGCGCAGGCATGAACCTCCTCCCGAGGTGTGCAGCAAAGCGCCGGGGCGTAGCCCCCAATCTACGCCTCGGCGCCCCTACGAATTCCGTTGACCGTGCGCAGTCCCAAGGATCTAGGGGCACGGAAGGCGAAGCCCTGACAGCCGGGAAAGACCGGCAACTACACTCCCTCCCATGCTCTCCGGCATGGGCTTCGCCCGCCTACTCTCCCGAGGGCGGGCTTTTTATTGCGGTGACACAGTGACAAAGGTCGCGGCTTTGTTCGTCGAAACAAACGGAGCGTATTGGGGGATGTATGGTGTTGATCCGTGGGACGAACAGCGGGACGCACGCAAGTACGCCGGACCTTATCCTGTGGTAGCGCACCCTCCCTGCCAACGTTGGGGAAAGTTCTGGGCAGGACAGCCGCTCTGGATAGCTCGCACTGGCGAGAGAAAGAAGAAAGGCGACGATGGCGGATGCTTCGCAGCAGCCTTGGGCTCGGTGCGCGAGTTTGGTGGTGTGCTAGAGCATCCGTGGGGAAGCCATGCATGGCCGCATTTCGGTCTAGCTGTTCCTCCCCGCTCTGGCGGATGGGTCAAGGCTGATGAGAAGAGGGGGTGGACATGCTGTATTGAGCAAGGGCGGTACGGGCACTATGCCAGAAAGCCTACGTTGCTCTATGTGGTTGGTGCCGAACTTCCGGAACTTCAATGGGGAAAAAGTGATCCTGTTTTCCCGCAATGGGCAATAGACCGATACGGGATGGAAAAATGCAAACGGGCTGGAGAGTTGGCCTTTAAGGGTGGCGGCAAGGACAACTCCCACCGCATCGGTACGCCACTGGAATTCAGAGACGTTTTAATATCCATCGCAAGGAGCGCACACAACCATGCAAGCTAACAAGGCAGCAATGACGCGACTATGGATTTGGGCCGGACTACCCGAAGTAATGGTGCGAGGCGGCGATAGAGGCGCATCGTTCGATGCAGACTCCTCGCAAGAGGCAAGAGTGATGCGTTTGAGAGGCTACGGAAATTCCATTGTCTCGCAAGTAGCAGCAACCTTCATTCAAGCGGTGATTGGACCATGACCCGTACCGAGGAACTCGAAAACACGCTGCGCATGCTGCTCGCCATGTGCGACAGACTACGGGACGAGGCGCGTCACGCACCGATAGTTTGGGACGATCGAACGACAACGATCTTCTACTTCATGGAACTGGCGCGTGCGTGCCTAGCAGACAAGGGGATCGACAATGCAACCGAACCGTAACGCAGTCTTGCAACTCTGGTCTTGGTCAGGGCTACCGAAAGCGATCGAACCGCCCATTCCAGGCCGCATTCACCGTCTCAAAGACGACCCTGATCCGGCGACCAAGCAGCGCGAAGCGAAGCAGGCGCATAGAGAGCCGGAAACTTGTCTGCTGTGCGGGCGCATCACCCGCTCATCGTTCCGCCTGCGCGTCGGCGTTGAGCAGATGTCGCTACGCTGTTGCATGGACTGCCAGTGGAAGATCGTGCAGAAGTACAGCAAGGACAGACTGCGGCTGATGTTGCGTGATGCTTACGCGGAGAAACATACCAATGCCAGTACGTCGCCCACCATCGCGTAAGGAAATCCGCGCATCCCTGCGCGCTGTGGCCGCTTTCGCGTCGGACCAGGATCGTGCGGCCGCGGCTGCAACCACGCTCGGACTCGACAAGCCGGAGCGCATACGAGCGAAGTCGCGCGACCTGGAAGGCGCCGAGCAGCGCGCTCTATTCAAATGGGCTAAGTATGCTCAAAACAGGTTCCCGGAACTGCAATACCTGTTTCACGTCCCGAATGGTGGAGCTAGGAACGCGATAACAGGGGCAAGACTCAAGGCGCAAGGTGTTAAAGCAGGCGTACCGGATATCTATCTGGACGTCGCCCGCGGCTGCTATCACGGCCTGCGCATCGAGTTGAAGGCAGGCAAAGGCAAAGCGAGCGAGGATCAACACAACTGGATATTGAACCTGCAGGCGCAGGGCTACTACGCGCAGGTGTGCGTCGGGTGGGAAGAGGCACGGGAACTGATAGTCAAGTACCTAACGTCGTAACTCGGGAGAAGTGATGAACTACGATGATTTCGTGCGCCGAAAACTCGGCACGACGCAGCGCAAAGGGATTGATGCCAGTCTTGGCGACTATGGCATGTTCCCGCATCAAATCGACCTGACCAAGTGGGCGCTACGTCGTGGATCGGCGGCTATTTTTGCCGATACCGGACTCGGCAAGACACGCATGCAGATCGGGTGGGCAGACACAATCAACAGGACCACGCATGGCGACGTACTAATCCTGGCGCCGCTGGCAGTGGCGGAACAGACCGTCGAAGAAGCCGCATCGGTCGGCGTGCAGATCACCCATGCGCGCGACGACTCGCAGATCCGACCTGGGATCAACATCACGAACTACGATCGTCTGCACAAGTTCGATACGGATCGATTCCGCGCAGTCGTGCTCGATGAATCCAGCATCATAAAGCACCATGATGCAAAGACGCTAGGCATCCTGATGGGCGCATTCCGTGATACGCCATTCAAGCTGTGCGCAACGGCAACTCCGGCACCGAACGACTGGACTGAACTAGGAACCCATGCCGAGTTCCTCGGAGTGCGCAGCCGCGCAGAGATGCTTGCGGAGTATTTCACGCATGACGCATCCGAGACGCAAGTATGGCGCTTGAAAGGTCACGCCCGTCAAGCATTCTGGCAGTGGGTAGCGTCATGGGGCGCGATGGTGCGATCCCCTATCGATCTCGGACACGATGGATCAATGTACGAACTTCCACCGTTGCACGTGCATCAGCATACGGTTGCCAGCCGGCACGATATCGAAATGGGACTGTTCGTGACCGAAGCGCAGACGCTGATGGATCGCCGTCGCGCACGCCGTGACAGCATCGTGGATCGTGTTCGCGCATGCGTGGATATGGTCAATGCGGACAGCGAACCATGGCTGATATGGTGCGACCTGAACTCAGAGGGAGACGCGCTGGAGTCGGCCATCCCGGACGCCATACAGGTAGCAGGCGCAGATTCAATCGACGAGAAGGAACGCCTTATCTTCGAGTTCGTCCATGGAAATGCGCGAGTCATGGTCAGCAAGCCTTCGATCATGGGGTTCGGTCTCAACCTGCAACGCTGCGCAAACATGGCATTCGTGGGCGTGACCGACTCATGGGAAGCGTATTACCAGGCGGTGCGACGCTGCTGGCGATTCGGGCAGACAAAGCCGGTCAATGTTCATATCTTCGCGTCCGAGGCCGAAGGCGCCGTCGTGTCGAACCTGAAGCGCAAGGAAGATGCGGCAGCATCCATGGCGCAATCCATGGCGCAAGAGACGCGCGCAGCGGTGCAGCAATCCGTCCTCGGTTTCGTGCGCGAATCGAATGCCTATGAACCAGACCGAAAAATCATCGTTCCGTCATTCCTGGAGGAATCATCATGCAATGCATGAATCAGTCAATCGGCGAGAACTACGCGCTATACCATGGGGATTGCGTTGAAGTACTGAAAGGCATTCCGGATCACAGCATACACTACTCAATCTTTTCCCCGCCGTTCGCTAGTCTCTACACATACTCCAACTCTCCGCGAGACATGGGAAACTGCCGTACCAACGAGGAGTTTTTCGAGCATTTCGGGTTCCTGATCGACGAGTTGCACCGAGTTATGCAACCTGGGAGAAACGTGTCTTTTCACTGCATGTTGCTACCATCCAGCAAGGAACGCGACGGTTTCATCGGTCTCAAGGATTTCCGAGGCGACCTGATACGGGCATTCCAGCAGCATGGTTTCATCTACGCGTCAGAGGTATGCATCTGGAAAGATCCGGTCACGGCCATGCAGCGTACCAAGGCGCTCGGACTGCTCCATAAGACGGTACGCGAGAACTCCAGCATGGCACGGCAAGGCATCCCTGACTATCTGGTAACGATGCGCATGCCGGGTGACGTCGTGGAGCGCGTCAAGCACACGCCGGAGGAATACCCGGTGCAGAAGTGGCAGCGCATCGCGTCTCCGATCTGGACCGACATCGATCCCGGAGACACGCTGCAATACCAGAGCGCAAGGGAACATGATGACGAGCGCCACATATGCCCGCTGCAACTAGAAGTGATCCGCCGCGGTATCGAACTATGGACCAATCCCGGTGACATCGTTCTGTCTCCATTCGCAGGCATCGGCAGTGAGGGGTATGTGGCGTTGCAGATGGTGCGCAGGTTCGTCGGCGTGGAGCTAAAGGACTCGTACTACCGCAGCGCGTCGCAAAACCTGGAGAACGCACTGAAACTTACAAGTGATCTGTTCGCATGAAACTCATGCTTGCTACATTCTTTCTCATCTTCTTGCGCGCAATCCAGCAGCAGAACGTGATCCATGGTCATTACGCCTTGGCCGCCATCACGCCCTACGCGATCGCCGCAGCCGAGGTGGCATCGGTGCTTCTTGTCGTAAGCACGGGATGGTCGTCTATTCCGTGGGTAGGAACCGGAGGCGCTATGGGAGTGGTTAGCGCAATGGCATTACATCGCAGGTTTATCGGGAGACGATCATGAAGACTTGTGCAACGTGCAAGTATTGGACCTTGGAAACTGACCAATATACGCATAGACCATTAGAGTATGGTCTATGCGATGCTACTCCCATGTATTTCAACGCCACTGAATGGTCTAAAGACGGAGATGATCGAGTGATATTACAAAAGTACGCGAATACAACAGCATTCGTTCAAGACGCCTCGGACTATCGTGCATATCTCTATACGCGCCCTATTCACGGATGCACCATGCATGAGGAGAAATCATGAACGCAGCAACGTTGCTCCTGTTATCAATTGGTAGCGCATATCTCGGGTTCATCGATCCGGGACCGCTTGGCATGGGCTGGTTTATCTGTGCAGCGGTATTCCTGGCAGCGGCCGGCATTGCGTCTGAGGTTCAGATGCTTCGCAGCGAGGTCAAGCGGTGGCGCAAGTTTGGAAGCGCTTCGGTGTATGTACCGTCGTCTGCTATGCCGGTGAAGTTGGATTTGACGAGTTGAGCAAAAGTAAGGAGTCTATCATGCAATCAATGTGGGACCGTATTTTTGATAGTCCAGTTCCGATCAATAAACTTGCCAGGATAGTTACATCATCGGCTCCGTGGTGGGCGCAGCCTGTAGAGAAATATGAACCTGGAGTGACAGTAGATAAAAAGAAGAAAAGCATTATCTGCGATTACGTATCAATTATGAAGCCACCTCCAGACGGGTTATTAGATTATCGAGGTAGGCGCAGTCGCTACCACATCATTTGCGGATTTGCATATCGGAGAACAGATACATCTCCAATAGGAATAAATAACGACAAATCTAAGAACAAGAGGAAAAATAATTGGTTTAGTAATTCTCCAATATATGATCGAGGCGCCATTAGAAGTGATAACAAGATGCGTAAAACTGAGGGAGTATCAGTGTGGTACTACTTACGCGCCGACGGATTTGTAGGAACTGTTACGAGCCAATCTTTGCGGAAAAAAATGTCGAACCTGGACAAGGCATATATATTAGATGTGAATCTTGGATATGCCAGTATGGACATGTCTTCTGAATGGAAGGCGCTTTGTGAAATACCAATTACATTAACTCCCGCTGTATCTAACAACAAAACTATCGTTGATGCTGTGGTCGGGCGGCAAGGAAGATCAAGTACGCATTGACCGCACCGGCGGAGCGGGAATAGACTATCTACGGGGCCGACGGGACAACGCCGACGGGCTGTCCTGCCGGTATCAGGACTAGCTGTCGGCCCTGCCATCACCTTTCCGGAGGTATCGTGAATGCTCGCAGCAGCACTACAGTCTCTATCGCGCTTAGTTTGGCGCATCCGCTACGCCATCGCAGAGCGCCACTATTGGCGCACGGGGCGATGGCATGAAATCCGCGGAGGAGATCGCAAGGGAACTCGGCGGCGCTCGTAAGGACGGAAACGGCTGGAAGTGTCTGTGCCCCGTCCATGACGACCATCACTCAAGCCTGCACATAAGCCAAGCCGAGGACGGCGGGTTCCTCGCCCACTGCTTCGCAGGGTGCGACTCCAAGACGGTATGGCAGACGATCCGGGACCGATGCGGACTCAACGGCGAGCGGCACCACGACCAGCCGCACGGAACATACCGCGCTTTCCTATCCCCTTCCTGGCCCGATCCGTCCGACCTGAAACTCCTGCAACGCAACCCATCTGACTTCTGGGTCTATGAGTCGGAAGGCGGCACGCCATTGATGATCGTGGCTCGCTACGAAGACGGCGGGCGCAAGACCATTCGCCCGTGGAGGTGGAACGGCGCAGCGTGGGAGAGCAAGGCGTTGGACGCGCCGCGGCCGCTGTACGGGCTGCGCAAGCTCGCGGCGGACCATAGCAAGCCCGTGCTATTGGTCGAGGGAGAAAAGACCGCCACGGCCGCGTCCAGGCTGTTCCCCGACTATGTATGCATGTGCTGGTCAGGTGGTGCAGACGGGATCAAGCACAGCGACTGGACGCCGCTGCGCGGCCGATCGGTCACGCTATGGGCGGACCATGACGCCCCCGGCATGAAGGCCATGAACGAGGCTGGCGCCACGCTTCTGCAGCTTGGATGCCGTATTCGGCACGTTGAACACGATCCGGAGTGGCCTAAGGCATGGGACGTCGCTGATGCGGACTGGACGCCAACGCAGGCCGATGAATACCTGACGCAGCATGTCGGCGCGTATGTGGTTCCCCAAGACGTCCTACCGTTCGTCTGGGCCGGAGATATCGACCATCGGAAGCAACCCGCGCACGAAATCGCCGAAGACTTACTGACCGCTGGCGGAATGTCAGTAGTCTATGGCGACAGTAATAGCGGCAAGACTTACGTCGTCATGGACTTGGGCATGAGCATCGCCCGCGAGGTGGTGTTCCTTGGCAAACGTACCAGGCGCGGGGCGGTGATCTACGTGGCTGGCGAAGGGGCCCAGTCGATCGAACATCGCATCCTCGCCTATCGTATCCGTCACCAGATCTCGGACATGCCGTTCGGCGTCGTCAAGACAGGGCTTGACCTGCGTTCCGACGACACGCAAGCCAAGTTATTGATGCAGTTAATAGAAATTAAATCAGAACAAATCGGTTGTGCCGTCTCGATGATCGTCTTTGACACGCTCGCTCGGGCGATGGCCGGCGGAAACGAGAACTCCCCGGAGGATATGGGAATGCTGGTCAGGCACAGCGACATGATCCGTGCGAAGACAGGGGCCCATGTGCTATGGGTGCATCACACAGGCAAAGACCTGCTCAAAGGGGCCCGTGGACATAGCAGCCTGCGCGCGGCCACAGACACGGAGCTAGAGGTCTCGCATGACGAGGCGAGCGGGGCCCGGGTGCTCAAGGTGACCAAGCAGCGTGATCTGTCATCGGTAGGGATGGAACTGGCCGGCAAACTTATACCAGTCGAGCTAGGAATATTCGACTGTTGGGGGAGAGCGGTAACCGCATGCGTCGTCGATGGCATGGACGTACCGGATCGGGAGAAGGCGGGACCGAAGGGAAACGTGCAGCGGATCATCCTGACGTTGATCACAGACCGCGGCGGGAAGATGGCAAAAAAAGACCTGCGCGACATGATGCAGGAGATTGGTATCGGGAGAAGTTCGGTTTTTATGGCGATTAAAAGTCTCGTTGCGGATGGGGTGATAGACGACGGGATGTCGATGTTTTCTCTTGTGCAGTGCAATAAGTAAGTGTACAAAATGTTCAAATGTGTACAAATTGGACGTTTTGAACGGTCTAGACAGCGTCCAATTTGTTCAAAATGTTCAAAATCCCTTTAGGGATTGAACATTTTGAACAAACGATGGAGACCCGAACTTTATTAGCGGTAACTAATAGACCTAATGGAACTGGAAAGGTGAAACCATGGGAAGAACATTGCTAACTGACACAACTCGCCCAACATGCTGCGGAGTTCCTAGTTGGCGCTTCGCGCACGGGATATTCCCGCATAACAACGGCTCTTGGGTGCGGTATAGGTGCAAAATTTGTTGGAAGACTTGGAAGTGGCGCGAGTTGCCATAAACCCTTGCAGCAATAACGGTTTCGGCGTATATACACCGTTAGTTCATAGCCTATGGCTATCACACACAGTGCAAACGCTTAAACCGCGCGTCTATACCCTCAGACCTCCCTACCTCGCAGTCCCGACCGAACCACGGGCGCGAGGCTCTGCAGCCGTCCGCGACCGCGCTCGTATCCTGCGCCGTGACTGTGGGCTTTGCGCACAGTGCGGACGCGCTGCCTCTGTTGTCGATCACATCGTGCCCCTATGCATCGGTGGCTCTGACTCCGATGACAACAAGCAGTCGCTCTGCCATCCATGTCACGATCGCAAGAGCGCGAGCGAGGCGAGGCAGCGTGCAGGGGGGGGCGGTCAATTCTCTAGGGTCTGATGCCTCGGAAACCGCGCCTTAGCCCATTTCTAGATAATTCTTACAATTCAGAATGTTATCAATTACTGATAAACCTGACACCGAGCAGAGAGCATCGCGAAAGGCTGGCCGGCCTCCTGGGGCGAAGAATCGTTCGAAGCTGTCACCGCTCGAATACATGCTCAAGGTGTTGAACGATCCTAAGGCTGAACCTGAACGGCGCGACAGGATGGCAATAGCGGCTGCACAGTACGTCCATGCCAAGCGTGGGTATGACGGGAGCCGCGAAGGGGCCAAGGAACGCGCGCAGAAGGCTTCTGAAGAACTTTCGTTTGCACCAGCACCTCCGCCGCGCCTGGTGGCGAACGCACGATGACATCCTGGACGACGGCCTGCCCTGACTGGGAGCGCCGCATCCTACGCAATGAATCCCTGATTCCGTTCTCCCCTTTGTTCCCTGAGTCCGCCAAGCGCGGACTTGACGTTTTCAAACAACTCCGCGTGGCCGACGTGCAAGGCTCGCCACGGATGGGCGAAATTAGTCGAGATTGGATTCTCGATTTTGTGGCAGCTATCTTCGGCGCCTATGATCCTGATACTGGCAGGCGTCTGATCACCGAATTCTTCATGCTCATATCAAAAAAGAATACAAAGAGCACGTCGGCTGCGGGAATTATGCTGACCGCAGACATCTTAGGCTGGCGCGAGTCTGCCGAATACCTAATCCTGGCACCGACCATCGAGATTGCGAACAACAGTTTTTACCCGGCGCGTGACATGATCCGGAAGGATGATAAGTTATCCGCGTTGCTGCACGTCCAGGAGCACACGCGGACGATCCTGCATCGCACGACTGGGTCAATGCTCAAGGTCGTCGCCGCTGACTCGGAAGCTGTGTCAGGTAAGAAGGCGACCGGAGTTTTGATCGATGAGTTCTGGCTGTTCGGCAAGCGGCCGAACGCCGAGGCGATGCTGCGTGAAGCGACGGGTGGATTGGCATCTCGCCCGGAAGGGTTCGTGATTTACCTATCGACGCAATCCGACGAACCTCCTGCAGGGATATTTCGCCAGAAGTTGCAATACGCTCGTGGCGTAAGGGATGGCCGGATAGACGACCCTCAGTTCCTGCCTGTGTTGTACGAGTTCCCGCAGTCGATCATCGATGCGAAGGAGTACGCCGATCCGAAGCATTTCATCGTCACGAATCCGAACCTCGGCGCATCGGTGGATAAGTTGTTCCTCGAGCGCGAACTGCGCAAGGCCGAGGAAGCGGGCGAGGAATCGCTGATCGGGTTTTATGCCAAGCATCTGAACGTCGAGATTGGTCTGGCGCTGCGCTCTGATCGTTGGGCAGGTGCGGACTACTGGCAGCGGCGCGCGCGTACCGACATCACGTTGGACTACATGCTCGAAAACTGCGACGTAATCGACGTCGGGATCGATGGTGGCGGGCTTGATGACATGCTCGGCTATGCGGCGATCGGTCGTCACAAGGAAACGCGCGAGTGGTTACTGTGGAACCATGCATGGGCGCATGACATCGTGTTGGAGCGCAGGAAGAGCGAAGCGGCTAGATTCCGCGACTTCGAGCGCGACGGAGACCTGACAATCATCGATGAACCTGGACGCGACGCTGAGGAAGTGGCAGACATCACGGCGCGCATCGAGGCGGCCGCATTGCTGGACAAGGTCGGCGTAGATCCTGTTGGCATTGGTACAATCCTGGACGAGCTGGTTAATGCGCAGGTGCCGCAGAAAAAAGTGGTAGGTGTATCGCAGGGATGGCGGCTAGGCGGTGCGATCAAGACGGCGGAACGCAAACTCGCCGATGGCGGCATGTATCACTCCGGCAGACCGATGATGTCATGGTGCGTGGGTAATGCGCGCGTCGAGCCGAGGGCGAATTCGATTCTCATCACGAAGCAAGCGAGTGGAACGGCGAAGATTGACCCATTGATGGCTACGTTCAACGCTGTCAGTCTCATGGCGTTGAATCCTGCGGGTGGTAATGCCGTTGGAATTGAGGCATGGTAGCATGTCGATATTCGATTTGTTCGGATCACGAACTTTTGAAAGGAACGTACTCATGAAACTCTCTGAACTCTCTGCGACGCTGTCCGCACTGGACGCGAAACTCACGAAGGCGCAGGCGGAAATCCTGAACCGCATCACCGAACTTCAGGCTGCGCTCGCCGATGCGGAAGTACCGGTAGCCGCTACCGAAGCGCTGGATCGTCTGTCTGCGGCGGCAGTAGCGCTTGATGATATCGTCCCTGATGCCTGATAGGTAGTTGTCATGGGATGGCATTGGCCATGGTCGCGCAAGTCCATAACGTCAGCAGACTTGGCGTTGGAATTGCTCGGCCAGGCTGCTGCCAAGTCAGGGGTGCGCGTGACGTGGGAGACTGCCTTGCAGGCTAGTACAGCCATGGCATGCGCGCGCGTGATTGCTGATGGCATCGCTCAGGTGCCGTTGAAACTGCATCGTGCGCTTGATCGCGGATCTAAGGAAGCGTCCGACCATCCGCTATTCGACGTCGTATCGAAGGCGCCGTCCAAGTGGCTGACGTCGTTCGAGTGGCGCGAAACGGCAGGGATGCATCTGGCGATATCGAACCGTACGTATGCGTACATAAACCGGGCGAACGGAACGCGCGCCGGAAAGACGGAACTACTGCCACTATCGCCGCAGCAGGTACGCACGGAGCGCGGCGACGACTTCGCGCCACGGTATTTCGTTACGTTCAAGGATGGGCAAGCGGAGCAGGAAGTACCAGCCGAGAAGATATTGCATTTGCATGGCCCGTCGTGGAACGGTTGGGAAGGGCTAGACGGCGTGAAGCTGGCGCGCGAGGCGATCGGTCTAGCTATGGCGACCGAGGAACACGGATCGCGCATGTTCAAGAATGGCGCGACCGTTGGCGGAATCCTATCGACAGACGCGCAACTGACAGCACAGCAGGCCAAGGACTTGCGCGCCTCGTGGGAAGCTGCGCAGGCAGGACTCGGAAACGCATACAAGACTGCACTGCTATGGGGGGGGCTGAAATGGACTCCTCGTGCCATGCAGAACGACCAGGCGCAATGGGTGGAGGTGCGCCGGTTCCAGGTCGCAGAAGTGTGCCGGTTCTATCGTGTATTGCCGATCATGGTCGGGGAAGCGGCACAGACATCCACGTATGCGAGCGCGGAGCAGATGTTCCTGGCGCACGCAATCCACACGATGGGGCCATGGTACAAGCGCATTGAGCAACGGCTGGACCTGCAGTTGCTGACGGAACAAGAGCGCGCGCAGGGGTACTACTTCAAATTCAATGTGACCAGTCTGCTGCGTGGTTCTCATTCTGAGCGCGCGAAGTATTACCAAGTCATGTATGGAATCGGAGCGCTGAATCCGAACGAGATACGCGAACTAGAGGAA